TTCACCTTGAAAAGAGTAGAGCAAGACTATTCAAGGAATCCTACGAGATATCAATGGTGCAGATAGATAGCAAGTACCAAGGGTTTGGACTCGCACCAAAAATCTACCGATACCTGATGAAGAAAATTGGTCTTACACTCAAGGCAGGGACTCAACAGTCACTTGGAGGCAGGTTCATCTGGAATGAACTCGCCAAGTACAAGGATGTGCAAGTGGTAGGTAAAAAGAACAAGGAATGCTACGACATGGAAGCAGGGGAAGAACGCGAAATGTCTACGGGCATCGATGGTGTCAACTGTTACGACTCTGGCAACTTTACAGCATATGCATATTATAAAGGATAGGAAGATGAATGAAATAAAACAGAAGTCGATTAATAATATTATCGACAAAGTATTGGAAGAAGAGGGATACGAACTATATCAGCAAGTTGATAGTCTAACTGCTATGACAATCATTACCGATATTGAAGATCACTTTGATGTCAACCTAGACCTAAATATTCTTGAAGGTGTCTTAGAAAGAACAGAACTGGTAACGAGGTTAATGGTCGCGGTATGAAACTAATGGTTACTTTCGGCAGTGAGCATATGACACTAGGTGGAGAACGACTCCACAAATGCTATATGATTGTTGAAGGTAAGGATGACGAAGATTGTCGCAAAAAGATATTTGAAATAAGAGGCGACCAATGGGCGTTTTGTTACACGATAGAGAATCTATCAATGAGATATCTTATAGATAAATGGAACCTATATGAAGTATCAGCGCAACAAGCGCAGATACACGGAGATAAAAAGTGAGTGGTTGGTTAGTAGTAGTTACAGGAATTATTTATTTTTATATATGCGCGGAGCAAGCGTATAAAGAGAACATACCAATGGCACTATGCTATGCAGGTTATGCATTTGCCAATATCGGGTTATACCTGTCAGTGAGTAAATAAGATGAGTGAGATTTTTAAGTTTAAAGAAAGCGAGTTTGACAATATTAAAGATTGTTTAAAATATATTAGAGAAGATTGCGAAGGTGATGTGGGAGGAAAAGAATTCCTTGTTACACGAATTATCTCAACAGGCGAAGATCAGTGGGGTACTTATAGTGAGTCCCGACAAGAAATAGAATTACAATTATTGGAAGAAGAAAAATGAAAAGACTAAGTATCGCTATAGCATTAACCGCATTAGTATCAGCACCAGCATATGCGATGAATGACCAAGTTCAAAACGCACTTATTTCCGTTGGAATCAGTAGTGCAGTTAATTGGATCGTCACTAAACCGCAAAGGGATCGAGTAGTTCAGCAAGAGAGACAGTATGAGTCAGCGAACCGTTCGCAATACCCAAACTTTGTCTGCAATTCAGACCCACTAGATTGTTCTTATCAGCAAGGAATTTATGATAGAAACAAAGAGCGATGGCAGCAACAGAATTCCAATGCGTACAACTGTGGTCGATACGGCACTGGTTGTTAGTAAGAGCAGATTTTAGATGCTCATATTAGTCTTTTTGCTGTTTATGACAAGAATGAGCATCTAATACCGTGGTATGCATAGTCATACCGCGCCCCCGCCAGAATCCCCTAAGTCCTTGATTTCATTGCACTTTTCCTTACACTCTAACCCATTGATTTCATTGAAGTTTCTGGGGTTGCATTTGACCTCCACTCTGGTATAATGGTTACATCAAATAGAGAAGCAAAGGAAAAAAGATGGGAAACAAAGGTCACGATTGGGGAAAGTCAAAAACGCATCCGCGTATGCCTTCACTCATGAGAAAGAAAGGAAGAAAAATGAGCAACTTGAACACTTTTGGCAAGAAGCACCTCGAAGTATATCTTAACCATTATGCTATGGGATTGATTAATTTTAAAGAATTATGTCGCTATAGTGTCGTGTGCTTCAATGATAGGACGTAAGTCATTGATTTCATTGAAGTTTCTGGGGTTGCATTTGGTCCTGGTTAGGGTATAATGGTTGTATTGAATAGAGAAACAGAGACAAAAAGATGAAAATAGGACAAGCAGTTTGGGTAAAGTGTGCAGGAAGTGATGCCTGGGTAAGTGGTGTTATCACTGGATTTACTGCCAAGCGCATACGAGTCCTTAACGAAGTCCGAGGCATTGAAGGACTGTATGCCCCACAAAATGTTGAAGCAAAGTAAAAGGAAAGAGAAGTAATATGTGTGATTTAGAATTAGGAAAGGCGCGAGTCAAAGAAGCATTGGAAAACGACTATGCAAAATGGTGTGGTAGAACGCAATACGATATTGATGCTGAGAAGAGATACAAGATTATCTTTACCGAAGGACCAAACTATATCAGGGTTATCCGCACTGAAGAATCAGACCGAAAATCGGTTGTCGGGTTCATCGTCAAGAAAGCGACAAAGGGTTTTCAGGTTGGCGACATCCTCAAAGCAGCAGGATGGAACGCACCTGCAACGAACTTTGCGCGTGGACATGTTGAAGATGAAGAACTGCGATTGAATTGGGCAGGAATATAATGCATAGTGAATCAAAAAGTCTCTGGTTATTGAAGTGGACTGCGTCTGCTTTGATACTGATAGGAATAGCGTTCCGGTCAGCAGAGGGAGACTATAAAAGTTATGACCTGATAGTAACATTCTTTGGAGTGTTGGGATGGTCACTTGTTAGTATCGTATGGAAAGACCGAGCAATGATAATGCTCAATGCGGTAAGTTTGTTTGTACTTGGAGTAGGAATCTTAAATAATGTTTAGAAATATTTTATCATACGTTTTAGCATTCATGATGGGATCAGGAATGGTTATGTCATATGTCTCACCCGCAATAGGGTTGGTCATTTTGATACTATCGGGAATATTTTATTTGCTGCTTGATTGGAAATCGCAAGAATGGAAATCTAAAGTATCAAGGGAGTGCATCTAATGGAACCAGAATTTAGGATGCTGCGGGAGGTTACTGTTTGGAGTGGTTCACCTTACCCAGTACCTAATCACGATTATCTTGTGAACAAAACACAAGAGCGATGCATTGCGTATCGCAAACAAGGTCATGAAGGATGGGAGAAGTTTACTAAACCTCTGACATTCAGTAAGACCCGAAGAAAGTTTAAAAACCTGAAGGAAGAAATTCCTACAACATTCATTAAACCTTTCCAAGACGATCCTTGGAATAACACATCATACAATTCACTAGAGAGTTATTTTCAATGAGCATGTCACCAGAACGCATTCAGGAAGAATGTAAAAAACGCAAAGAGCAACGGAAACGAATTAAAGACCGTAAAGCAAAGAGGAGTGCTAAACTGAGAAATCGCCAACCTGCGAAGAAATCGCGTAAGTCCATTCCACCATCAATTGATGTCCCAGGAAAAATGGTTTCCTTTCGACCCAATCCAAACTCCGATATTTTATTCGGTGAAGTCATAGGTGTTCGTTTAGACTTGAGGATACCAGCGAATCCAGAGTATCCACATTCGCGTGAGTATCACAAGACTATTACAGTTGAGTTGGGCGATGGTAGGATACTAAATATGTCGGGCGATCACGAAGACCTGAAAAAGATTAGAATGGTTGCGGAGTCTTAATGAGATTACTAGTTTTTACTATCGCTTGTTCTATCTCATTGAGTAGCAATGGTGTTGAGCATGGCGACCCCGAAGTCTTATGTCTTGCAGAAAATATATATCACGAATCCCGTGATCAAAATATTAATGGAAGACTTGCAGTTGCTCATGTTAGTATAAATAGAATGGAATCCAAACGGTTCCCCGATACACTTTGTGGTGTGGTAAAGCAAGGGTACACGAAACCTTCTTGGAAAGATGGCAGACCAATACCTATAAAAAATAAATGTCAGTTTTCTTGGTATTGCGATGGTAAGGTTGACGAAATTCTTGAACCTAATTCATGGGACTCTGCGTGGCGAGTGGCATACTTTGTCTACTCCCACAGAGTCGAAAAAAGTACTACAGACAATAGATGGGATGATAGTGTAGAAGGTGCGATGTGGTATCACAATACACAAGTCAATCCGTACTGGGTTGCTAGTATGCGAAAAGTTAAACAGGAAGGTAGTCATATTTTTTATATAGCAGGAAATTAAAAATGCTTTATCTAACACTACTAACAGCACTGGCAATTGCCAGTGTTGCCGCATGGTATTCTATACTCGGGCTTATCGCAATATTTTCAGGGGCAGTTATACCGATTGCTATCATGGGTGGAGTGCTTGAAGTCGGTAAACTTGTGACTGCAACTTGGTTGCATCGTAACTGGGGAAAAGCACCACTACTGATGAAGTCGTATTTAACATCGGCAGTTGTATTGCTGATGGTGATTACATCACTGGGCATCTTTGGGTTTCTATCTAAAGCGCATCTTGAAACGACAATTTCGAGCGGTGGTAATAACGAACTGAAAATAGAAAACCTTGAAAGACAGATAGATAACGAGCAACGAAAAATAGGCGATGCAGAAATTGTTATGGGACAGTTGGATGCCCAAGTGCAAACGCTGATAGAATATGATAGGGTGCGCGGAAAGGAAGGCGCGATGGCAGTGCGTAAGAATCAGGCAGAAGAACGCGCATCCCTCAACGATGATATCAACACATCATACGCAAACATAGAAGCGTTACAGGATAAACTGTTACCTGTTAAACAAGCGCAGATACAATTGGAAGTTGAAGTTGGGCCGTTGAAATACATTGCAGAGTTAATCTATGGTGACCAAGCAGTTGATTACTTTGATGAAGCAGTGCGATGGGTTATCATACTATTGATCATTACATTTGACCCACTGGCAATTGTTCTATTACTCGCAGCATCTATGGGGTTCCGTGATAAGAAGATGGCGAAGGTATTCTATGACGATGGCAACATGAAGGTCTCGCCAGACAATGTTACAAACTTGGATGAAGAGATTGAGATGCCAATCGTGCAACCTAGAGTAATGCCACAGTATGAACCAATCATAAGGGAACTAGTAAATGTTGAACCAGAATACTTTGAGGATAAACTTGTGGAAGAAGTTGACGATATCCCCGAAGACGATTACGATGTTGCTATTTCAGGTGATGAATATAAGGATGACGGGCAGAATATTACGAAAGCGGAAGTGAGAATGATAAAGAAGCATCTTAATATACAATGAACTGAATGAGTATTAATATACTATGAATAGATTTAAAATTGAAACTACACCAGAAGCATGCGCTAGGTCACTCTGTGATTCACATGTGGTCAAGATGGTTCTTGAAGAAGGACAGATGCTATCAACAGTACATCGTGTTGTTGACGGTAGAGAGTTCATCGGCAAGACCAAATTAGGACGCAACCAGAAGCAGTGGGTTCTTCCTGATAGGCGCGAAAAGTCTCTCTACAAAGCATGCCATGTCAATCACCCTTGCACAGTATGGGCGCGAGAGACCGTTGCTAACTACAAGTGGGCGTTTCGATTCTTTGATGCAGTCGCTAAAGAATACACTTGGCGATACGAAAAGGATCATAAGACCTACTACAAACTAAACTGGTTATTGAGGAGTCCTCCCTGTAACATAAACCGAAGTCTTGAGTTGACACCGTTTCCTTTGGCGATGGGTGCAGCACCTTATTGCATTGACGAAGAAAATCCCATACAGTCATACCGAGATTACTATTGGTCAAAGCGAGACAACTTTGATATGGTCTGGACTAAGCGGGAGAAACCTTCTTGGTTCAAGTCAACAAAAAGATTTAGGATGGCAGAGTTGGCGCACTCTTATGGACAGACCGTTGAAGAGTTTACTGCACAAGTAGATGCATATCGAAAAGAGAATGGACTAACATGACAACAGCAACCAAACTATTTAATATCAGGATAACACCTGACAAGCATTTGCAATTTAAGCGGTACGCACAGAGGCATAATGTTTCTATGGGCGCATTAATAAACGGTTACATAGACCGTTTGCTTGATGGCACAGAAGATACACCCGCAGAAGATATGGAAAGAAGACTGAGGTCGAAAGACCCACTAGACTCAATACGAACACAATATGTTGAAGGAGAAGATTATTAAAAATACAAATGAAATAGATTATCGTTACAGTGAAGATAAATTAATTGAAGAGTTGACCAAGTATATCGATGCAACCTATGGCGAACATTACGCACAAGATAAAATCCAGTCCACAGAATTCATTATTGATGGTGGACACGGAACTGGATTCTGCATCGGCAACATTATGAAATACTCCCAGCGATACGGAAAGAAAGACGGATGGAACCGCAAGGATTTATTGAAGGTTCTCCACTACGGCATTATCGCCCTGCACGTTCACGAAGAAGAACACGGAGAGTGAGCGGTGGCGTGGTATGCATAGTCATACCACTCCTAAGTCACTGATTCCATTGACTTTTCTATATCCCCTAACCCATTGATTCCATTGGGTTTTCTGGGGTTGCATTTCATCCCCAATACGGTATAATGGTTACATTGAATAGAGAAATGAAGGAAGAAAGTAATGAAAGAATCAGTAGCAGATAAAATGAGTCGGGCGTATGTCCTCGGTGCAGACGATGCCAATAGGGTGCGAAGACAGGAACTCGAAGAGTTGCGCGACCTTTGCGATAATCAAGCAAGGATCATAGAGTCTATGCAGAAGCAAATCAACAAGATGAGAGAAGCAGCATAATGAATATTTTTGATTACATTTCACCCGAAAACGAAATGTCAATTTACAAAAACATACCAATGAGATATCGCGATAACATTGTCATTCGCGCACTCGCATATTCTGGTTGCAGATTTAAGTATCGCGGTCCAAGACGCGCAGGTATTCTAGGACAGGCAACTTGCCTTGTAGAAGACGCAGTCACATTCGCAATTTATCCAAAGTGAGTAATATGATTACATTGTACAAAAACCATAATGGTCGTGTTGGCATCTGGGAAGGTTGGACTGAGGGAGACATAGTTTTTTCTCGCAGTGCAACTGTCATAGGTGGCAAAGCAGTTACCAGTCAGCATACCGCAGTCGGTAAAAACATCGGTCGGTCAAACGAGACCACACCCGAAGAGCAGGCGATTCTTGAACTGGAATCTAAGTCACGGTTGAAGATTGACAAAGGGTATGTTGACACCATCAAGGCAGCACAAGTCACATCGACTAACGCATTGGGTTTACCTAAACCTATGCTTGCGGCACAACTTGATAAAGTCAAACCAGAAAGTATTGACTGGGAGACTGCGTTCGTTCAACCTAAGTTAGACGGACACCGCGCACTCTACAAGGATGGAGTCTTATACAGTCGGTCAGGAAAAGTTATCGACCTTCCGCATATTGTCGAGGCGATAGAATCTTGCGATCTGAAGAATCTTCATCTTGATGGCGAACTTTATCTTCACGGCAAAACTCTACAGGAAGTGTCGAGTCTTATCAAGGGAGCAAATAAGAATCCCGAAGCATCCTTATCGGTTGAGTATTGGGTATACGATATCGTGAGTGGTTACCCGTTTTGGATGCGATGCGGAATGCTTTGGGAAGCATACGACACATCTGTTCCTTCTTCCACATTCCCAATAAAGTGGACTGAGACAACAGAGGTCAGGAGTCTTGAAGAAGCGATGCAACAGCACGAAAAATATCGTGAATTTAAAATGGAAGGCACGATGATTCGATTCGGCAAAGACGGTTATCAGGTTGATAAGCGATCTAAGAAGTTGCTCAAGGTCAAAGAGTTTCACGATGCAGAGTTCAAGGTCATCGGTTACGAAGAAGGCAAAGCATACATTCGCGGAGACAAAACATATCGCGTTCCCGTCTGGATTTGCGAGACCGAGTCTGGTGGAACCTTCAATGTTACAGCAGCAGGTAACATGCATGAGAAAGCACTAGAGTGGAAAGAGCGAGATGCATGTGTTGGCGAGATTCTAACAGTCAAGTTTCACAACTACTCTAAGGATGGCATCCCACAACTACCCACAGCATTGCAATGGAAGGTAGCACTATGAGACAATATTATTCTACATCACACGACTTCAATGGTCGCAAGGTAAAGAAGAAAGCAGTTGGTGGGGAGCGGTACAAAAAGCACCCATCTCAGGACTTCAAACCGATAGCAGACGCACCAGTTCGTGTTATGCGTGGAGACACTACACAGTATAAGTCTGTTGACTCAGACCAAAGCAAGGGTGCATGTGTTGGACCAAAGTACAACAAATATACAGGAACACTAATCAAGGGCATCAGTGTGCTTCACAAGTCAAATGCCATTCCAATCCTAAATAAAGAAGAGATAATTGATATTGCGAGAATGCGAAGATAGAATGAAAAAATACAACTTGAAGTTGATAACAGATATTCCACTATTGGAACAGATCGACATAGGCGGGAAGAGACACTACACCGACAGCGAGGGGATCATCAAGAACCCCTATCCCTCGGTCACCACAGTGCTGTCTGCTGATCCTTCTAGTAAGAAAGGTCTAGATAGGTGGCGGAAGCGTGTCGGTGAGCAGGAGGCAAACAGGGTCTCCACACAGGCACTCTCTAAAGGTAATGACGTTCACGAAATGATTGAGTGTCACATCCTTGGTGAAGAGCAAAAGAAAATGATGCCAAATGTTAGGGCATTGTTTGCTGGTCTGCGCGATGTTGCTGATGCGCGTATAGATAATGTTAGGATGGTGGAAGGACAGATGTTCTCTCATCATCTTCAAGTTGCGGGAACGGTTGACCTTGTCGCAGAGTTTGATGGCAGACTTTCTATCATTGATTGGAAGACTTCATCAAAAGAGAAACCAAGAAAGTTTATAAATAATTACTTCAAGCAAGAGTCTGCGTATGCTGTTATGTTCGAAGAGCGAACAGGTATTCCAGTAGACCAACTTGTAACTATTATTGCTCATCCAGAAGGGACGCAGGTGTTCGTTGAACATCGTGATAACTGGATTGAAGGATTCATGGATTTGAGGAAATTATATGCAGAACAGCAAGGCAGATTGGAGTAATAATGTGACTTGGAATTATAGAGTGGCACATCGTCCTGGGTCAGAAGACCCATGTTATGCCATACACGAAGTTTACTATGATGACGAAGGTCGCGTAACTCTCTACAGTGTGGCAGCGATAGCAGCGATAGGGGATACATTTGAGGAATGTGAAGTTGACCTTTCTCATATGCACGATGCCTTTAACCAAGAACCCTTGAATTTAAATCATGTTGATCATCTAATAAAAGTTAGAAAAGACATGCTTGGGTTAGATAAAAAGTATAAATAAAAGAAACTTCTAATAATAGTCGGGCGTTTCAAGGATGAATGATGGAAGAGATAGGAGAAATATTGATAGGACGGGCGATGATCTCATGGAAGGGACTCTTAAAAATTTGAGACACCAGATAGGCAGAGTCGAAAATAGAGTTATGAAAATTGAAAAGTCTGTTTATTTTTTTATTATCATTTTAGTGTTTATTCAATTTATTCCCATACTAACAGATAGGATTTAAAGTTCGATGATAAATAACGAAAAAGTAGAACAGGGATATTCTCAACTTAAAGTAGAGATAGCGGTTTTAAAAACCAAAGGCGATCAAACCAATGCCTCGCTGAAATCTATCATAAACCAGATCAATGAGGTTGAGCATAGGGTTAGAAAACTCGAACGCACAACATATCTACTGCTGGGAGGTTTAATATTTCTCCAATTGCTCCCGATGTTCGTTAACATTCATAGTATGGTTATTGGTCAGTGATGCTAACACTACTAATAGCGTCAGCCTTATCCTAGTCCCTCAAAATGCCCCCTCCGTAAGTTGTTGATTACATTAACATTCTAGGTCTTGCATTTCACCCCCAAAAGAGTATAATGGTTACATTGAATGGAGGAATAGGCCACAATAATGTGTCTTCCGATTATTCAATGGAGATTACCTATGGCAATTGCCGAATTCACACGACCACTTTCAGAACGCATTGAGAGATGGGTTAGTACAGGTTCAAAACGATCACGCATTCTACTTCACCCTGAAGACTATGTAAGTTTATCTGACACCAAGCGAGAAAAACTTGAGCAGCAATATAAACTGCCAATTGAAGTTCTCGGTGGAAAAGTTGCACTGATGAAGTATGTTGGAGAAAATTCAGACATAGTTATTAAAGATGTACCAGACGATATTGTATTCGTTGACCCATTGAAAGAATTGGAGAATTCGTAATGTACGAATACCTGACACTTCCAAAGTTGAGTAAGATGTTCAATTGCATAGAGTATCCATCACCGAGTAAGGTATGGAGGACTCTAAATGCTAAAGATAATGAAATTATGCAACGCATGATGAAGGATAAAAATTCTGTAATAGGTAAGGCGGTTAGAGAAGGGCGCAAGGCACATAAGACCCTTGAAGAAAATTCTGCAATTGATGAATATCAACAAGCGATCCTTGATATCTTTAACAGGGATATTGGTGTCGATATTGACGAAGTCTGGGCAAAGGAGAAAGGAGTCATCTCTAAGGTGAATCGTTTCCGAGGACAGTTTGACGGAGTTGGAATATTTCGCGGAAAGACTACAATATGGGATTACAAAAAAACCAATAAACTCAAGACTCCCGCACAAACAAAAAACTATGTCAAGCAGTGTGCTGCGTATGCTATTGGACATGATGAAATGTATGGGACTGAAATTGAGCAAATTGCAGTATTGAATATTGGTGGTAAGACGAAGGACGAACTCGCGACTCGCGTTTTTACCTATGACTTACACGATGGCATCCGAGATATGTTCTTGTTTGACCTCCAGCAATACTACAAGGTGACTCAAACTCATGAACCTTTACCTGTCTAAAAATATGCCAGCATACATGAGAGTGTATGCTGACTTTGCATCAGGATACATTGGTCTTGATAAACTGCGTGGTGACGTACTTGTTAGATTAAAGTACGGGAACATTGATGGTGACTCTTACGGTCTTTGCTGGGGAGATAACTATGGAGCAGAGATTGACATAGCAACTAGAACTATGGGCGAGTCTATCAGTCGAGAAGATAAACTAAAAACACTTGGTCACGAACTGGTTCACGCAAAGCAGTATCTCAAGCGTGAACTGGTTGCACCCAAAGCACCAACGCATTGTGAGCGTTGGCAAGGCATCAATATCCACTATGACCCAAGGATTGAAAGTGATATGCCGTGGGAACTTGAGGCGACAAAGTTGGAAGATGAAATCTATAATGCGTTTCTCAAATGGAGTATAAATAAAGAGACAAACTAGGGGATGAATATAGCATGCCAGAATTGGTAGCAAGTGATATGAAAAAAAACGCATCTAGTGGTACATATGCTGGAGACAGTCGTGATGCTATTTTCGAAACAAAGATAAAAGAAAACCGACCCTTTATTATAGGTAAGGATAAGAATGGAAAGCAAGTTACTGGGGTTAAGTACGATAAGAAGAAAAAAACCCTATCTTATTATGTTGGAAATAAAACAAAAGTTATTACCACTGTTGCCTACACTAAAGTATTTAAAGACCCAGATTTTGGTGGGGGTTCTGGTTCTGGTGGTGGTGCTGATGACACCAAATGGACGGAGTCCCTCCAATGCTACTACTGCTCTTATGTCTTCAACGTTGCAAAGAAAAAGATCGCGTCAGCATCTCCTGCTGACTTAAAGAAAGGCGGTCAGTATGTTAAAGCATCTGCATCCCTAAAAGATTGCCTTGCCAAAGGTCCAGCAGACTGGATAGCGAATGATGTTTATATAAAGTCTGCAAACGTACTCTACGAACATTTCGGCAAGAAGATGAAAGTACCAGTTTATTTTCATCGTGGTTCTCTCTTCATGGAAAATCTCTATGAGGCAAAAAAGGCAACGCATAAAATAGATAAAAAATCTGAAGCGCAGCAAGCACCTGGAAGTTTCTCAAATGATAAATGGAACCCAGGCGATATATGGGCATCAACTGCGCCACCTCTAAGTACGCCTCTTAAAAAAAACACAAGCAGTTGGGGCGAACTCAATGCTGAAGTGTATAGGTTGGCAGACAAAGGAATACTGCTAGGCATTTCTCTAAAGAAGGTTGCGAAAGATAGAAAGGCACAACTAACACCATACGGCACTCCAAATACTGAAAGTAGGCGGGAGTCCTACAAGTACAAAGGATTCACTTTCGGGCAGACGGGAGAATTTTTTAACTCTCAAGATATCTACATGCACACCAATGTTGGGGATGTACAGTTTCGCACATTCGGTGGAGAGACTGCTTGGCAAGGGGAGATTAAAGGTGGTGCTGCTGCTGGTGGAAAGATTGGCGGTGGTAATGTTGACTTCTATACCCGCGAAGTATTTGGTAGAGGTCAAGACATCTACAAGGGTCTAGGGACTGAGAGGCAACTTGTGCAGTGGATACGGTCTCATCAGGATGGCGAGTATCAAGAGTTGTTATATGATTTATATAAAAAACACAACTCCAAATCAAAACCGTCAAGGAAGATTCTGAACGAGAAAGACTTCTATGCTGAACTTGCGGAAAAGGATTTCAAGTTTAAAAATAGCAAACTGATATCCATGCTTTTCCTTGATCGTCTAGAATCTGGTAGTGCTAAAAAGAAAGACGAGTTTGCTACCAAGTTATTTCGCTACGCACAATCCGATGTAGACCAATCCAGTTATTTCGTCAAAGTATATTAGGTATAAATAGTCTTATAAATAAAAGGGTGACCAATCCGATATGAAATCATTTCTACACCAACAGATTCTTTCTGAGCAAAAAAACACCCACATGACACACTTGGAAGATCAAGTTATCTATGGTGGCGTGGAAGGAACCCGACAGGCAATCAACGCCTTGAGGGAACTCCGTGATATGCTTCAGGGCAAACACAAGCAAGATATTTCTGTGAAGTGGGATGGCGCACCAGCAATATTTGCGGGAACCGACCCAAGTGATGGAAAGTTTTTTGTCGCTAAGAAAGGTGTATTTAACAAGAACCCCAAAGTCTATAAAACAAAAGCAGATGTTGATGCCGATACATCTGGTGACCTCAATACAAAAATGAATGCAGCACTTGAACTGCTACCACTAATTGGTATTAAGGGTATCATACAAGGCGACTTCCTATTCGGTCCTGGCGATGTAACCAGTAAAAGTATTGCTGGGCAAAAGTTTATGACATTCCACCCCAACACTATTGTCTATGCATTCCCTACTAATTCTACTGGCGCAAAGGAAACAAAGAAGGCGACCATTGGAATCGTTTGGCACACGACATATAAAGGTTCGTCATTTGAAAAACTAAAAGCATCTTACGGTGTTGATGTAGACAAACTTAAAAACACAAGTAAGGTATGGTCGCAAGATGCAATGTTGCGTGATGTCTCTGTTGCCACACTAACAGAGAAAGAAACTAAAGAGGTTGATGCTGCTTTATCTAATGCGGGTAAGTTGTTTTCTAAAGTAGCAGGAAGCACTCTGCGTCAACTGGAGGCGAACCCACAACTTGCTCAACTGATAGAACAGTTTAATAACACCTATGTCCGTAAGGGCGAGATTGTTAAGAACTCGCGCAGACATACTATTGCATTGCAGACTTGGTTAAAGGCGAAGTACAAGAAAGAAGAAGACAAGCGTTCAACTGATGCTGGTAAGAAAGTTCAACAAAAGAAACTCGCAGAGATACTGTCTTTCTTTTCAAAGGAAAATACAGCAAGTCTTACCAATATGTTTGAGTTGCAAAAACAACTTGTTACTGCTAAATTAATTCTTATAAATAAACTCAATGACCTTGCAAACATTGGCACATTCGTCAAGACAAGTAAGGGATACAAGGTTACTGGTCAAGAGGGTTTCGTTGCCATTGATAAACTCGGTGGCAATGCAGTCAAACTTGTTGACCGTATGGAGTTCAGTTACAATAACTTTTCGCCCAACATCTTAAAGGGTTGGGATTCTAAGGGGCGCGGATAGGTGATAGGATTTGACCACTACCTTACAGAAGCGTTTGACACACCATACAAGTACAGTGGTGGTAAGAAGTATAACGATGAGTATGAATATACCTTTCAGACTGAAGACGGTGGTAAGGTAACTGTAGTCATTACAGGTTCAGAACATCCTGATGATTACGATGAGTATGATTGGACTTTAAGTTT